TATTGTTATCTTAAATGCAACCGTTGCTTCTTTGCTTGTTTCCAAGCCGTAATCAATGCTGCTAATGTAGCCGGTGAACGTAAACGTTCCCAACGTAGTTGGAAAACCCTGAGCAGCAGACGGAGGAAGAACAAGCTGCCATGTCACTAGCGTAGCGTTGGTGAAGAACCCAATCATAGCAAGTTCGGCGGCACTATTGGGGAGATAGTTGCCGCTCATCGAGCACTCGCCAGAATCGGCCGTTGTCGGCAGCCATTCTTTGAAATTTCCGCTTTCCAGGTTCGAAACGTCGGCCAAGTCATACTTGGCTCCGGAAAACGCAGCAGTTTTTAATTCCGATGCCGTTGTGTATGCAACAGACGGTGGATTGGTTGAATACTGAACAACCGTTCCGCGACCTGCAAAAGCTTTAGAAGTTGTGTAACCTGTGTAACCTGCCATCGTTCTACCACCTTTCGTTTAGGTACTTCGTTTTACTACAGTTCACCGCTATGCACACTCTCAGCAGAGTGTTACGCCTTCACACTTGTTCCGCTAAACGGAAATTTATTTATGTATCTGTGTCTACGAAGATGAACCGAACGTCGATGTGTGTACTGTAGAGCGTCCCGCGAGGTATTGGTTCAGCATCATCAACCTCTGACTCTATCCACGAATCTTGTACTTCCGCATTTCCGGTAGAGAGTGGCCCGTAGCAGCCATTCAGTGCATATTTGACATACTTGGCTAGTGTCTTTGCCTGCTTGTATGGCGCTCCAAAACACGAGAATCTTAACCTTGCTTCTTGCAGCGCGTTTGGTCCTTGAAAGCTTGTCGTCAATGGCGCTCCAAACATCTGCATCATGACGATGTATGGCATAGTGCATTCTGATGGTGCAAGTGTAGGAAATATCCCAGTAGTCTTGTCAGAGCGCGTTGAAGGCGTGCCAAGCTGACTCTGCACTTGGGTGTCTGCCGCGAGATATGCTGCCAAGCCTTCAACGAGCACGAGCTATCCTTTCAATTGTGTTGCGGTGGCCCGCGGTCCGGCCGCTCCGGTAAATTGTTTGTTACCTGACGCTGCTGCTTCTACTTCACCAGCCAAAATACGTATGACTTCATCGAGCACCATGTTTTTGTATTGCTCAAACGCCGTTTCCATAAACGGTTTAGCTGGCAGTTTGCTCGTGCCAAACTCTAAGAAACGTGCAACTGATGCAACAGCGATGCGCCCGATTTTCGCCATCTTTCCATTCTTTTTGTTTTTCTCTCGATAGCCGCCGTCTGCATCTGGGTAATCAATCTTCCCTTGCGGCCCGATGTATGCCCATGCCGCGAGCGGATCGCCACGATTGGCAGAGATTCTCCAGCCAAAATGTTCTCGCAGAAAACCTACCGGCGCGGCAGGTGTGCCGACTTTAATTACACGTGCGAGCGTAAAAATTCCGGCCTGAAATATCTTTGCTCCTTGTGCTAGAGCACGACGGATGCCTACTTTAGCAAGACGTTCCGGTAGCTCAGTCAAAGAATTTTGCAATTCCTCAAGCCCGCTAACCTCGACAGTCACTACTTCGCCGCTACCGTATGGCATTATTGAAGCCCTGTGGGTACAGCAGACGTGTTTTGCTGCCTGCTGTCATTGACCTCTAGCGTGAGCAAAATAAGGCTTTTATTTCTTTCGTCCGCATTTTGACAAGCCAGAATTTGAAACACGCGACCTTGATACCAAACTTCCATCGCGGAAGTTACGCCGGTTCGTTCTGGTGCTTTTCCAAGATTCAGCCAAGTCAACCCCGTGCTTGGGTTGCCATCTGCCGTAGTCTGCCCTTGCGTTGTACTCCACGTCGGGGCTGCAGCTCCGGACAAGCCGCCTGCGCTCTGTACTTGCTGTAGATTGCCGTTACTGTCTTTGCACAACGCACCTGCCGAATAGTTGTTCAACGCTTGCCAGCTTGGGGCTGCGCCGATGTACCTGATAACAATCTGATGGCTGACGGTAGATAGTTCTTGTCCCGCCGCTAGCGTTTCTTGTCCGTTCAACGCTTCTATGCTTGCCCAAACATTTGCATACACAACCACGTTAGAGAGACTTACGCCGCCTGTGCTATCCTGAACCTGTGTCAACTGCACAAGGTCTATCTTGTGCCGCAGGCGGCCAGCCATAAGCACTGGGGTGTTTCTCTGCAAGATGTTCCCGAACGGCATTGCAATCCTTTTCCGCTAAACGGAAACTACCCTCTGGTTCCAGCGAAGTCCGTGACCCGCTTGCTCCACAACAGCATCTTCACATGGTTTGGAAGCTCGCGCATATTCAACGGTGTAACTGACTCTCTGTTTTCGTAGAACGAAGCCGTCGTCTGTAGGACAGCCGTTTGTATTTCAGCAGGAACCAACGAACCATCAGCAGAATACCCTGCCTGATAGTGAATTTGAACCGCATTCGGTACATATAAACATGGCGGCCACATGTTGCCCGGCGGCCCAGGAAACAACCTGCCTGGTTCTGAGTCAGAGTCCCAGATGAACGTGCCAAACGAACTTTGTTTTGCTGATGGCGCTCCTTCATCCGCATCTGGTGCCGCCAATGGTCCGAGATTTAACCACTGCACGCCTGTGCCTTCGCCTTGTGAATCTGTGCCTTCTACCGTTGTTCCACCAACTGTTGCGTTCCACGTCGGCGGGTTAGAATTGCTTGTTCCGGCTGTAGAACACTGCTGCACATTTTGGTTGTTGTCCATCACCTTTGCAGCAAGTGCATACACGGTGCCTGGATACCACAACGACGGAGCCGGAACTAGATCGTGCCACTGCTCGTCGCTGGAAGAGATATAAGAAATACGTGTCACCTTAACCAGAGGCGGGCGCAGCAGCTTAATCATCTGTGAATAGTTCCACAACGTTGTAGAGTAACGCGGCAGAGCATAGTACGATGGCGGATAAGCCTGCTGACTCAGCGCCGAATCCGTGAAGTATGGAAAGCTATCGAGAGATTGCCGAAAGCCTTTGAAGCAAAAACTGCGGTTGGTAAATGTCTCGCAGGCACCTGTCGCGGCAGCGATCAACACGTTGAACAAAGCATCATCGTCTGTAATACTGACGCGGCAGAAATTCTTTGCCATCGTTAGTGTTACAGGTTGATTCGTTGCTGGTATTTCAACGACTAGAGCTGCCATATTTGCCTCTAATTACTCATCGCTGCATTTGCAATTTCAACAAGCCGTTTACGACTTTTCGGACTGCGTTTGAAAGCTGGCCGCGCCGCCATTCCGTTAAACGGAATTTCAAGAGCCGCCGCTTCAACAACTAGCGCAGAATTTACTTGTATCGGCACGTCAGAATCAACTTGTTTCGGCTTCGGCACTTCCGCCAGTCCATTTGCAACCATGCTCCACGCAACTTCCGGAATCAAATCTTCGACACATCCACTACATAAAATTTTTACGAGCATAAGTCCTCTACCGTTTCAGCCGCGTGTTACGCCTACGCACAGTTTTACGTCTATTTTCGACACGAAATCGCGGTTTTCGACACGCTAACTTTACGCTTGCGTGTTACGGCAGAGTTTGATAGAATGAAAATACAAATTCCGCTAAACGGAAAAGGATAGAGACATGCCATGTGATTCAAAGAAACTCCGCGCCCTAGAAGCAACCGTAAATGCCGCCATGTTCGACCTGCACACGTACATGGAAGAATCCGGCGACGACTTCTGGCGCGAAGTCTACAAGCACCGCGTAGAGCTGGCACTGATGGTAGACGCACGCATCCGCTACGCGGAAGGGTATAAGGTGCAGTCAGAGCGGATCATAAAGCAGCACGCGAAGCAGAAAACCGTAACATCTGCATGACATTACGAGATGCCTGTTAAACAATTTTTAGTTCCGTGTGCGGAAAAGCAGCCTGAGTTACCTGACGGCGCAAAACCGTTTGGAATCATTTACCGCATCGGCAATAAAATAAACGGAAAGCCATACTGCGGAAAAACAAAGAAAACGTTCGAGCATCGCTGGAAAGGTCACTGCAACGATGCCGCACACAACTCTTACTATCCGCTACACCGCGCTATCAAGAAGTACGGTGAAGAAAGCTTCGAGCACGACTGGTTCGACTTCAGAATTGCTACGCTTGATCAACTTAACTTTGCAGAAAAACTAGCCGTTATTTTGTTTGATACGCTTTCTCCAAAAGGCTACAACCTAAAGCCAGGTGGAGAAGGCGGCGAACTTGTTCCTGAAGCTAAGGAGCGGCATCAGAAAGCTATTGATAAGCGAACCGCCGACCCGACATGGCGAAAGAACCACGAAGCCGCACTAAAGAAAACAACGTCTGATCCAAAATGGATTGCAAATAGAATTGCTCTAAACAAAGAACAAGCAAAAGACCAATCATGGAAGGAAGCGCAAGCGGCTGGAGCCAAAGCAAAGTGGGAAGATGAAGAGTGGGCAGCTAAACGAGCTGTCGAAATAGCGGCTAATAATGCGAAGTTACCGCGAAGCCCTGCGTGGCGAGCATCCATGAAAAAGATGGGTGAACGTAACTCGCAAAACGAAGCGTGGAAAGCAGCAGTAACGACCGCTCGTAGAGCACAATCAGCAACTCCAGAATGGCAAGAAGCTCATCACAAATTGATGCAGACTAATGCCTGGAAAACAGCCGTCCAAGTGGGTATTGGTAAGCGCTCACAAAGCACACAATGGCAAGAGAACGTAAGACTCGGTTCTAAGAAACGAGCACAAGACCCGGAATGGCAAGCAGCACATGCAGCAGCAAATAAAAGAACAGCACAAACAGCAAAATGGCGAGAAGCTATGAAAGCAGTTTGGTACAGAAACAAAGAAAAAGCCGAGGCAGAAGCCCCGGCTTAGTTTTCCGTTTTACAACAGATTAGCTGTGCTGTTGCAAAAGTGCAATCGGCTTCATCCCGCTATCAATCAAAGCGGAATCCACACGAGAAAAGGCAAGATAGGCCGTTTGACCTAGATCGGCGAAGCGTTCAGAAAGGCGCAACACCTGCATGTCCTTCACCCTACGGATGATGAACTTGTTCCACGGGCCGAATGCCATTGTGGTCGCAGAAGCCGCAATCGTTGGGAAGCACTGATTGATAATGTAGCTATAGCCACACAGCATATCAGGCGCATCTTCCTTCATCGAAGGCACCCAGAGCGGACGACCCCACTTGTCGAGCCGGGTTTTCAAGTGCGCTAGCGTGCTGTCGGACAGCATGAACTTCGCGCCGCGCCGGTAGCTAGGATCAACCGCATGAATCAGGTTTACAACATCAGCATAACCGATAGAGTTAGTTGACGTATCCCCACCGATACCGTCGTTAGCATTTGAGCCAGCAGCAG